AGTTGTAGCTAATGGGTCTAATGAAATTGTTGCAAGATTAAAAAGTGATGGTCTTTTTCTAAACACTGGTAATACATTACAGTTTGAAGGGTCAACCGCTGACGCATATGAAACAACTTTAACAGTAACAGACCCAACAGCTGATAGAACAATCACATTACCAAACGCATCTGGAACAGTTGCACTTACAAGTGATATTGGTTCAACAGATGTATCTGGTGACTCAACTCCTCAACTTGGAGGAGACTTAGATGTTAATGGCAACGCAATTGTATCTGCATCAAATGGTAATATTGCAATCACACCAAATGGTTCTGGTTCTGTTATCATTGATGGATTGTCACATCCACAGGCAGACGGTAACGCTGGACAAGTTCTTAAAACTGATGGTAGTGGACAACTTGCATTTGCATCTGTGAGTTCACTTGCTGGTGCTGGTATTCAAAACGTATCAGATGACAGTTCTCCCCAACTTGGAGGCAATCTAGATGTTGTAACTCACAATATTGTGTCTACTTCTAATAGAAATATTACACTTGCACCGAATGGTTCTGGTAAAGTTGTTGTGGGAACAAATGGTATACAATTTGGTGATGGAACAACTCAAACATCTGCTGGTGCATCCACAGGTTTTGCAATTGCTATGGGTGTCGCACTTGGATGATATAAATAAGAGTAAAGGAAAATTAAATGGCAAATCCAAATTCTAGAGCAACATTAAAAGAGTATTGTCTCAGAACTCTTGGTAAGCCTGTGATTGAAATCAATGTCGATGATGACCAAGTAGAGGACAGAATTGACGAAGCGTTGCAATACTTCTCTCAATACCACTACGATGGTGTGGAAAGGATGTATTTAAAACATCAAATCACACAGGCAGAAATCGACAGAGCTGCGACAAATACTACGACTAGTGCAACAGATAAGATTGATAACTCAATCACTGCAAACTGGTTAGAGGGTAAAACATTTATCCCTGTGCCAGACAGTGTATTGTCGGTTGTAAAGGTGTTTGACTTTACTGATAAAGCGAATCTGAATTTATTTGATGTTCGTTATCAGTTAAGATTAAATGACCTATATGATTTCTCAAGCACTTCAGTATTGCATTATCAGATGACTATGCAACACTTAGATTTTCTTGACCATATTCTTGTTGGTGAGAAACCAATTCGTTTCAACCAACACCAAAACAGATTGTACATTGATATGGATTGGGGTAACGATGTCACTGCAAATGATTTTATTATCATTGAATGTTACAGAAAATTAGACCCAACACAATATACAGATGTGTTTAATGATATCTATTTGAAGAAGTACACAACTGCACTTATTAAAAGACAATGGGGTGCAAACCTTTCTAAGTTTGAGGGTGTACAAATGTTAGGTGGTGTAACACTAAATGGTGCTGCAATCTTTGAACAAGCAAATGCAGATATCGAAAAACTAGAAGAACAAATACAACTTGCATATGAGTTGCCACCAGATTATATGATGGGTTAATACTATGCCAACAAACGTATATTTTGATACAGGTACGAAACCAGAACAACATCTCTATGAAGACTTGATGATAGAGCAGTTGAAGATTTATGGTCAAGACGTATACTACATTCCAAGAACTCTTGTAAAAGAAGATGAGTTATTGGGTGAGGATACTTTGTCAAAATTTGGCGATGCGTATCTAATCGAAATGTATTTTGAAAACGTAGAGGGTTATGAGGGTGAAAAAGAAATCATGACCAAGTTTGGTCTTGAGATGAGAGATGAGGCTACGTTTGTCGTTGCAAAAAGAAGATTTGAACAACTAGTATCTACAGATTCAAACTTGATTGTCAAGACTAGACCAAATGAAGGAGACTTGGTTTACTTTCCAAAAGTCAAGAAGATATTTGAGATTACTTTTGTAGACCATGATGACCCATTCTATCAAGTTCATAATGTACCAGCATTTAAACTAAAAGTCAAGACCTTTGAATATAGTTCAGAAGATATTGATACTGGTATTACAGAAATTGATGCAATCGAAACAGATAACTCACTCGCTGCAACAAATCATCAAGTCACTATGGAAGACGGTACAGGTTCAATCCTGTCTGAAACAGGACACTATATAATACTAGAAACTTATAAAGTTGACACAGTTGATGAAAACGCAATGAATGATTTCTTTGAAACAGCAGACGATACGGTTCTAGACTTTACAGAGTCGAACCCATTCGGTGATATAGGAAGAGTAGGATAATATGTTAGGACAACAATTTTACCATGAAACAATGCGAAAGGTTGTCGTGGCCTTTGGTACGATGTTTAATAATATTCAACTTGTTCGCACGAACAACGCTGGAGAGGTAACGCAAACGATGAAAGTTCCTCTTGCGTATGGGCCCAAGAACAAGTGGTTAGCAAGACTTAGAGAAGACCCCAACCAGACAAAAAAGGTTGCGGTCACTTTACCTCGTATTGGTTTTGAGATTAATAATATATCGTATGATGCTCCTCGTAAACTGAATTCTATTCAAAAATTTAAAAAAGTAAACTCATCCTCTGACGGTAAAAGTATGAGTCAACAATATATGCCTGTGCCATATAACATGGACTTTGAATTATTCGTCATGGCAAAAAACTCTGACGATGCATTGCAAATTGTAGAACAGATTCTTCCATTCTTCCAACCAGATTATACTGTGACACTTAACGATAATTCTACGATGGGTACAACAAGAGATGTTCCTATTGTACTTACAAATGTTGGATATGAAGATAGTTATGAGGGTGACTTTGTAACAAGACGTAGTATTATCTACACACTATCATTTACTGCAAAATTTTATCTGTATGGCCCTGTCACTGACCAGAAGGTTATCAAGACAGTACAGGTAGACCAATACTCAGATGTTCAAGTAAATGCACCTAAAAGAGAACAGAGATATTCTGTAACACCAAATCCAGCAAGTGCTGATGCAGATGATGATTTTGGATTTAATGAAACAACCTCGTTCTTCCAAGATGCAAAGAATTACGATGAGACAACTGGTACAGACACAGATGATGCATAAATACTATAAAGGATTTAAGACATGACAATTAGACAAGTAATTTCTCGTTCAATCGCAGACGGAACAATCGTAACTGCCGATATTGCAAATGACGCTATTACTGCTGATAAGACTGCGGCTGGTGCTGGTGGTGTTGGATTTTTTATTGGTGAAAATGGGGCAACAAGAGGTGACGCAACAAACGGTAAGGGTGATATCTTTCGTGTGAATGAAGCAACTCTAAACACCAGTGTGACTATCGCAGCTGGTGATAATGCATCATGTGCTGGGCCTTTGACAATATCAACTTCTGGAACTGTAAACCTTACAGTCAACGGAAATCTTACGATTGTATAGGGGATAAAGAATGGGTTCAACATTAACAGTAGATAATATCGTAGGTGCAACCACAGCGGCAAATGTTAAATTACCTGCTGGTTCTGTTTTGCAAGTTGTAAATGGCCCAGCCAATGGTGCAAGATTAACATCAACTTCAACGAGTTATACAAACACACCAATAACAGCAACAATTACACCAAAATACAACACCTCTAAAATACTTGTTAGATTTAGTACTATTGCACTTTCGCCTAATGATGTTTACATTTATTTAAGACTTATGTGTGCAATTGGTGGTGGTAGTCAAGCATTAGTAAATGCAAATGAAGACCATACTACATTAGATGGTTATGATGAAGCAAATTGGCAACCTATATCTCACGAAGCGCTTCATTCACCAAACACTACTAGTGCTTGTGTTTATACAGTTCAATCAAAGGCTGGTTCTGGTACTCATTATGTGGGTTGGAGTTCTGATACTGATAACAAGAATATGATGAATATCACACTTATGGAGATTTCGCAATGAGCACTCTATTCGTAAACAATCTAAACACTGCAAGTGGTTCAACGATTACAATTCCTACTGGTAAGACATTAATTGGAACTGATACTGCTTCGATAAAGGCGCCTGGAAATATTGTTCAAGTTGTTACTAAAACATTTAGTGACCAGACATCAATAACGTCCTCTGGTACAACATATACAGATGTAACTAATGGCACCATCGCAATCACACCAAAATTCAATAATAGTCAAATTGTGATTATACCAAATTTAAATATTTTAATACAAGATAGTGCTTCAACCTACACTTATTTTGGTGTTAGATGTTTAAGAGGTTCTAGTACTGTTCTTGGCCCAACCCTAAATACTGATGGTAACGGTTCTTATGACTATGGTGTTGGTTTTGGCAACAGTGGAACTCGTCAATATGACCATAGAGTTACTGCTCATCATATTGATACGCCTGCAACAACCAGTGCAACCACTTACAAATTTCAAGTAATAAATTATAATGTTG